TACCGGGTACAGGTGCCCAATATGCTACTCCGTTCGCATTCAAAAAGACCAAAAAACAACCCTTACCAGAACTTAACCCAGGAGCAACATTAGGACCAGGTCCTAAAGCTGGGGCAAAGGGAGTTACAAATAATTATTACGTTAAAGGCTTTAAATATAAAGTTGTTGACCCCAAGAAACTAGCTGCTAAATCAAAAGCGATTGATACAAAATATCTTTGGGGAACTAAATATGTATAATTATGGAAGGTGGCAATTCATTAGAAAATTACTTAAATAACCTTGATGGAGCAGATCAGGGTAAAAAGGATTTTATTAAAAAAAGAATTTTAGCGTTCCAAGAAATTGAAGAAGAATTAAAAAAATTAAAACCTTTATTAAGGAATGCCCAAAAGAAAACTTTAGCTTATTACAATAAAAATGCTAATTATGCTATTGTTGCTCCAACAGATTTAATCTTAGATTACTTAAAAGATATTAAAGATATACTAAAACCAGAAGAATGAAAAGTTTACAAAATCAATACAATTTGATAAAAGAAGGTAAGGGGCATAAGGATGTGTTTCTAAAAAATGCTAAAGCATTATTCCCAAATTTAATCCCTAATCATTATGGGTTTAAAGAAACTTCTATTATTTTAAAACAAAGGGGAATTATTACAGAAACAACCGCAATTGGTGGTTTAGTTTCCACCCCAGCTATAAACCCATTTAGCCAATTTAGTAATTATTTAAATGAAGAATTTTCAGTAGCAGAAAACCCAGTTGATGTTCAAAAACCTAAAGATGAACAAACTACTAAAGCTGAAAATAAAAAAGTTTCTAAAGAAGTAGAAGATTTAGATAAGGATACTGGGTTCGATTACACAGATCCTAAAAATATAGATAATCTATATGGTGAAGCTTTTTTAGAAGGATATTATGCTGAAATGAAAGATCCTAAAAATATGGATAAAACCGTTGATGAATTAAAAGAAATGGTAGCTAAGAATATGGCTAAAGATAATCTTTATTACATGAAAAATGCTGCATTCGGTGTTAAAGGTATTGGATACCAAACCGAAGCTCCTGGTTTAGGATCTTCTAAGGAACCAACAGGCAAATACAAATCTTCAGGATATGGTGATTTAAAAGAAGCTACCTTAAAAATCGCTAAAGAAATTAACGAACAAAAATGAAACAGGTTCTAATTGAAACTACACTTTTTAAAATTAACCCGACTCAATTAATTGAGGGTTTTAAAACACCAGCAGGTAATCCTCTTGTTGAAGGTGTATTAGCTACAGCGGGTATTAAAAATGGTAATTCAAGATATTACTCACCCGATATTTGGAGAAGAGAAATTGATAAATATAAAGTAATAGTAGAAGAAAATAGAGCAACAGGTGAACTAGACCACCCAGACTCATCAATAATTAACCTTAAAAATGTTTCACACATTATTAGAGATATTTACTGGGATGGGGATGACGTTATGGGTAAAATTGAAATATTACCTACAGCAACGGGAAATATCCTTAAAGCTCTTATTGAAAATAATGTACTTGTAGGAGTTTCTTCACGAGGTGAAGGTTCATTAAAACCTATGAATGGAGGTATGATGGAAGTACAAGATGATTTTACTCTTATATGTTGGGACTTCGTTTCAACACCATCAAATCCAGGTTCATACATGCATTTAGTAAAAGAAGGAATTGAAGAATTTAAGTTAGATAAATACAATAAAGTAAATTTATTGCTTACAGAAATTCTTTGCGCAAACGGAACCTGCCCCGTTTTATAAATTTCCCCTAGGGCGCTACCTTGGGCGGCCTCCCTTCGGGGAGGCCATTTTTTTTATAATGCGATTTTTAAAAATTTGAATATACGTATCACAGTAATATGCCATGAATTGATATGGCATTCATAATTATAACCCCCATTACGTTTCTTAATAAACGTACCCCCCAAACAAATTTTGTGGAAAATGAGTAATAATAGAGACCTACTTAATGAGGCTATTGCTGATGCTAAATCTGTAAAAGAAGCAGCTATTGCAAACGCCAAAGCAGCTCTTGAAGAATCATTTGCTCCCTATCTTGCTGAAAAGTTAAAGCAGAAAATTGCTCAACTTGATGAAGAGGAAGCTTATGAAGAAAAAGAGATGCCAAAAGAACAAAAGGAGCTCGAAGAGAAAATGTCTAATCCAGTAATGCGTAAAGATCTTAAAGGTGATAATAAACCAGAAATGGAAACCGAAAAGATGAGAGAAGCAGATATGGAAGAAGAAATGAATCTTGACGAACTCTTAGCAGAACTCGAGGAAGAATCTCAACTTAACGAAGTGGAAGACCAAGAAGAAAAGTATGTCGGTGACGACGAAAAATACGAATTCGAAAAAGGTAAAGAAGCTGGCGAAGAAGATGAAATCGACCTTGAGGATATGAGCGAAGAAGATTTAAAAGCTCTTATTGAAGACGTAATCGAAGACATGGTTAAAGCTGGCGAAATTGAAGCTGGTGAAAACTTTGAAGAAGAAGACGTTATTGATGTTAATATTGATGATACCGAAGAAGAAATTAATGAAAGAAAGAAAGAAGGCTATGATGATCGTGAAGACGAGTCAGTTAGTGCCCGCATGGGTAAAGAAGCTGATAAAAAGCAATCTTTCAAAGCTCGCAGAGATGATTCTTATGGTAAATTTGGAAAACGTGATGCTGAAGCTAAAGACATGGCATCAGGCCCAGGTAAAAACAAAATCAATAAAGAAGGTATGGATGAAGCAATGGATGAAAACGTAATGGGTAAATTAAATATGTTTATTCAAAGAATGAAGGATAATGCTGCGGCAGGTCGTCCTTTAATCGATGATGAAATGTTTAAATTTATTGACAAAACTGATGTATTCCCTGCTAATTTTACTGCTGGAATTAGAAAAGAAGAAAAAGATTTAGAAGAAATGGACGATCAAATTAAAGAACTAACTAGTACTTTAAATGAAGTTAAACTTTTAAATGCTAAACTTCTTTACACTAACAAGATCTTCAGAGCAAAAAATCTTACAGAAAACCAAAAGATAAAAGTACTGCACGCTTTTGATAAAGCATCATCAGTAAGAGAAACTAAACTTGTATTTGAAACATTACAAACAGAGCTTAAAGAAAAGAAAGCTTATGTTAATGAATCAGTGAGAGGTTTAGCTTCAAAACGAGCTGGTGTTGCCCCAACAACAAAGCAACCAATACTTGAATCAAACGAACAAGTTACAAGATGGCAAAAACTTGCCGGAATTATAAAATCCTAACAAAAAAAAATAAATAAAATGTCACAACTTCAATCTCTTTTAGAGTCATCAGCTTCTGGTTGGAAAAACCTTCAGTCTGACGCAGCTAAATTAGCTGCAAAATGGGAAAGAACAGGTTTACTTGAAGGTCTTGGTAACGAGACTCACAAGAACAACATGTCCATGATCCTAGAAAACCAAGCAAAACAGCTTGTAGTAGAAACCTCAACTAACCCTGGTGGTGGTTCAGGTAACGGTGCTGGTGCCTTCACAGTAGGTACTGGTGCTGAATGGGCGGGCGTAGCTCTTCCATTAGTACGTAAGGTATTTGGTCAAATCGCTGCTAAAGAATTCGTTTCTGTACAGCCTATGAACTTACCTTCAGGTCTTGTGTTTTTCCTAGATTTCCAATATGGTAATACAAAAACTCCGTTTACAAGTGGAGAATCACTATATGGTAACACTGGATCAGCTCAGTTCCCCTTCTCTACTAATACTAATAACTTAAATGAGAACAATACTGGTGGTCTTTATGGTGCTGGTAAGTTTACTTACTCAACCAACCAATTCTCAGCATCAGTTGCTTTAGCCAATACAACCGGCTCAGTAGCTACTTTTGCTGACGTAAATTTTGATTCAGAATTATCAGCATCTGTTGCTGCTGGCCAAGTTGCTGAAATCTTAATCAATAATGCTACCACAGCATTACCTAGCTTTGATCCTGACGCTGTTAGAGGTTTCGTACCTGTAACTGGTTCAAGTGTAGCTGGAGGTATCGCCGCTGATAACCTTCTCCCAGCTTTCACTAATTACAACTACACAGCTAATACAATTACATTCTATGTAACTTCTTCAGCTGCAGGTGTAAGTGCTTTAACTGGTTCATTAGGTGCTGTTCAAGTATTCTACCAAAAGGCTACTACAATGAGCCCTTACCAAATTGGTGATTTTGAAGCTAATAACTCATTCGCTATTCCTAACTCTCTTGATTCTACTCAAATTGCGATTCCTGAAATTAACATTCAGTTGCAATCACAAGCAATTGTTGCTAAGACTAAGAAGTTAAAGGCAGTATGGACTCCAGAATTCGCACAAGACCTTAACGCTTACCAAGCTCTTGACGCCGAAGCTGAATTAACTAACATTATGAGCGAGTACATTTCTCTTGAAATTGACCTCGAAATTCTTGATATGTTAATTGAAGACGCAGGTGCAGGTACAGAGTACTGGTCAGCTATTTCTAACCAATTCTACAATCCCGGTACTAATTCATTCAGTACTGTAGGTGTTACTGACGGTGGTTACTACAACACCCAAGGCCAGTGGTTCCAAACCCTTGGTACTAAGATGCAGAAGTTGAGCAACAGAATCCACCAGTTAACTCTACGTGGAGGTGCTAACTTCTTAGTATGTTCTCCAACTGTAGCTACAGTACTTGAATCTATCCCTGGATATGCTTCAAATTCTGACGGTGATGTATCTAAAATGACTTACGCCCT